CGCTACGATCAAACGGTCGCTTTAATGTCGTTTCAAGATTCTGTAACGGAAAGACGTTCGATCTCTCACTGCGCAGCTTCAATCGACGACGGGCAAACTTTCGAGCTAGAGAGCCTTTGGCTTTGGCCCAGGCACTGCATCGCGCGTTGGCGTTTGCTCATAGCCTGCCCGCTTGATCCCGTCATCGACCGAATCGATGATCATCACGATCGCATAGACCAACATAGCAACCATCACCAGTCCGCCCAATGCTTCCAGGGGCCAAAGTTCATAGGGCCAGGTCTCGATCAGCTTCTTCATAAGAGTCCCCGTTCGTTGAACAATTTTTCGGGTTACAGCAGCGCTGACTCACACCAGCATAAGTCTTTGGCTAGCGCCGCGGACTCATCCGCTTCAGCCTAAGCACGGTTATACAGGATGAGACTGACAAGGGGATGAGACTTACTTACAAATCCCCTTGATCTCACCCATTGCACAAAGCATCGTGTCAGCGCATGATCCTGCAATCCCATAGGAAGCGTCCATGAATCGTGTCAGCATGGAAAAAATTCAATTCGATGGCTTAAGTAGGCCCCAGTATGTGGTTATGGATGCTCGAAAGCTCATCATTGCGACTTCCTCGTTAGACTTGGCTCGACAAACCCTTGCCCATGCAAAGTCCGGAAAGGCGCTCAAAGGTCTGGTCACGGAACACGTTGATCACGCAACCGTCAGGCACCAGCACTCGCCGTAGCCGTGGAACAGGTTCCCGCCCATCGGATCGATCCCACTTGCTGCCCGATATGCGGGCAGGCTAATGCCTGTGCGATGGAAGTAGCGAAAAGCCAAGGTCTAGCTGAGGCCGAATCTTGCTGGTGCATGACCGCCAGTTTCAGTCCAGAGCTCTTTGCCAATCTGCCAGAGAGCTTGTTGGGTAAGGCATGCATCTGCGCAAGTTGCGCTCGCGGTGATATGCCATCGACTTAAGGGACGAGGACTTGTTTCCACGTTTCTCGTCGAGATCTATTGGCTCAAGCTCGATTTGTACTCTCGGACCTGGCATTGAAATCCGTGATTATTGTTTTCGAAGTCAGCTTGCTTATGATCCAAGTCGAAGCGCAGGCGCCTTTGATGCGTCATCATAGAGTTCTATAACCTGAATCAATTTGATTGAGTGTTAGCCTCCCGGTGGAGTTTCGTGATGTGGGATTACGCCAACAAGAGCAATCAGGGCGTCTGGACCATGATGCAGATCAGAACGGGATAGCAATCCGTCAGCATTTTTGTCTAAACCACTGAGGGCAGTTACCCACTCGGTCTTATCGATGAACGTGTCTTTGTTGGTATCGACTTTAGAAACCAGGTTGTCCATCATCTTGCCAATGAGCTCAATTCGACCTTTTGGGTCAATGACCGAAAGCATCTCTTGGGCGCTTACCTTTTGATCAGTGTTTTGATCAAAGCGACCCATCAGTTTATCGGCCACCTGGGCAGTGGTCGGAGCAGCAGGCGCTGCTGATCCTTCAAGTTTGTCACCAAGCGGTTTGGCCGGGGCTGGGTCGACATGATCAGCTGATTTGAGTTCTCTTGCCGCTTCAAGAAATTTGCTGGTGATCGGTCTTGGCATGAACGCTTCCTTATCAAAGGCAGGTTGAGGGTCTGAGGCTACGGGGGTACTGCTTTATTTGCGACTTGTAGCTATTGGATCCTGGAGGGTAAAAGGTTCCCAGGTTCGCTTTTGCGCAGAGTTCCTCCGTGTTTCAGCTCGAGTGGCAGAAAAATGGCTACCAGGTCTGCGGTCCACATCGCGCTACGACAACCCGATGATCATTTGGAAGGACGAAATCGCGATCCGAGTCTTTTGACATTGGGTTGGCTCGGCAAGAATATGGGTTGTTAAAGTATCTTTATAACAACTAGTGGCTTATTAATGAGTCATCTACTTGGTTAAGCCAGTCTCTCGCCCTCTCTCAGTACAGCTTGGATGCGCTCACATTATTGGGTCAACTGGTGCTTGAAGCACGTTTGGAGAGGTCCATGACTGCGGCGGATCTGGCATCTCGCGCTGGCATTTCACGGGCCATGCCGAGACGCATCGGGCGCGGCGATCCTGGCCGCTCCATTGGTGTGGTGTTTGAGGTCGCCACCATTGGTGGCTTGTCCCTTTTTGATCAGAGGCAGCGTCAGTTGCCCTTCCAAGGTTTGCCGCGTGCTGTCGGGCAGAAGGGCCCAGGTCAACGCGACAGAACTTATAGCACTCAGGTTCAAGATGATGTCCCGGTACAGCCCAGAGTTGGTCCCCTGACACGTTAGCAATGCCTTGATCCCGATATTTCGAATGGTGCTCGGGCCATCAACGGTAAAAGATAACCCCCCGATGACTTGAAGTCATAGTGCAGTAACTGGCTGCAGTATCTGTAGAGCTTTCTGCAGAACGCTCCTTGAAATGATCCATGCACTGCCTGGTTCGGCATCCAAGCCACCCCAAGCAGGATCACTTTCACCTTCAAGGAGAAGACATTGCAACCCGAAGAACCCATCCGTCATCTCAGCCAGCGGGAACTCGCTGAGCGCTGGGATTTGTGCGAGAACACCCTCGAGCGCTGGCGCTGTCAGGGGATTGGTCCCGTTTTTTTAAGACTCCCTGGCTGTGTGCGCTATCGCATCGAGGACGTTGAAGCGTTTGAAACAAAGAGCCTGCGCAAGAGTACCTCAGAGCGTTACGTGGTGCGAGGTGCAGCATGAATGCCCTGCCCAATGATGAGCAGTTGCTGCAAACGCCCGTTGGGGAACTGGCGCAAAGCTCTTCGGCTGAGCTCTTTCACCTGCGAGGCAGCGTAGCAGCGCGTATCGCTAAGGACAAGGCCATTCAATCACACATTGACGCTGCCATTGACTTTCGCCTTGGCGATCGGGTTAACCGACTCCGCCTTGAGCTTGGCCGGGAGAGCGGCGTTATACATCTTGACGATGGTGATGTGCGGGTGACATCTGAACTTAAAAAAGAAGTTCAGTGGGACCAGGCAAAGCTTGCCGAGATTGCAAAACGCATCGCCCAAAGCGGCGAAGACGTCCGCCAGTACATCGATATCAGCTACTCGGTCGCAGAGAGCCGATTCAAGGCATGGCCAGAAACGCTGCGCGCTTCATTTCTTGAAGCTAGAACGGTCAAAACCGGCAGGGCGAGTTATCGCCTCGCTCTCATGAAGGAGTAGGGCGATGAGACTACCCATTATCACGGCCGATGAGCGGCTGCGCGAAAAAAAGGGCGTCAAGCTCGTGCTGCTTGGCAAAAGTGGGATTGGTAAAACAACCCAACTCAAAACGCTCGCAGAGGCAACGACACTTTTTGTCGATCTGGAGGCAGGCGATCTTGCTGTGAAGGACTGGCGTGGCGATTGCGTGCGGCCCTCCACCTGGCCCGAATTTCGTGACCTTGTGGTGTTTCTCTCTGGACCGAATATAGCGCTGCCTGCCGATGCGCCTTACTCCCAAGCGCACTATGAACATGTGTGTGAGCGCTACGGCGATCCCGCACAGCTTGCTAGGTATGACACCTACTTTGTTGACAGCATCACGGTGCTCTCAAGGCTTGCACTGATGTGGGCCAAGACCCAACCGCAGGCGGTTTCGGAGCGCACGGGAAAGCCCGACACCCGAGGTGCCTACGGTTTGCTTGGCACCGAGATGCTTGGAGCGCTCTCACAGTTGCAGCACGCACGCGGCAAACACGTGGTGTTTGTTGCCATTTTGGATGAGCGCATGGATGACTTTAACCGCAAGGTTTTTGTGCCCCAGATTGAAGGGGCAAAGACTGCCGCGGAACTGCCAGGCATCGTCGATGAGGTGGTCACGCTTGCTGAGATCAAGACCGAGGAGGGGGGCTCTTATCGCGCCTTCGTCACCCAGACGATGAACCCTTATGGGTTTCCTGCCAAGGACCGATCGGGGCAGCTCGATCTGCTCGAACCACCGGATTTGCGAGCACTCATTGCCAAGTGCGCAGCCGCAACCAACGCGCCCAAGGGCGCAATCACACAGCAACCCATCAACGAGCAGGAGTAGTGCGATGTCTACATGGAATGACTTTAACGATGCCGAGCAGCAACCCTCCTTTGAACTCATCCCCAAGGGGACGATTGCCCCGGTGCGTATGAGTATCAAGCCAGGCGGTTTTGATGACCCGGCACAGGGCTGGGTCGGGGGCTATGCCACACAGAATTTTGACTCAGGTTCGGTTTATCTGTCTTGCGAATTTGTGATCCTCGAGGGCCCCTTTGTGAAGCGCAAGATGTGGTCAAACATTGGTCTCTACAGCGCAAAGGGCCCGAACTGGGCCAATATGGGGCGCACCTTTATACGGGCTGCACTCAATAGCGCGCGCAATATTCGGCCCACCGATAACTCGCCGCAGGCCGCTGCCGCGAGACGGATCGCAGGCTTTCACGAGCTCGATGGGCTCACTTTTATCGCTCGCATTGATATCGATTCGGATGATCGCGGTGGCTATAAAAACGTGATCAAGCTTGCTATCGAACCCGACCATCCGGATTACGCAAAGTTGCGCGGGATGCTCACAGGGGCAGGGGGCGCAGTGATGTTGCCCCAAAGCATAGCCACCCATATTCCCCCGCCCGCACCATCGGTACCCGGTGCAA